ATATTGTCGTGAAGGGTGCAAAACTCGACAATGGTATGTTGACTATCGACTTAGAGAGAATCGTACCAGAAGAGAAGAAGCCTCAACTTATTACAGTGAAATAAGTTATTTTGGGAAACCTCTTGACAAAGGGGTTTCCCTTTGATATTATGTCTTGAACTACTATAGGATGATACTGTGAAACTAACACCAAAAATAAACACATCAAAAATTAATTACAAGTATTCAGAAGACAAGATTCTGAATGAATTGCGAATGTACATTGATGGTACATATGATGCACACTATTCACAAAACAAATTTCAAGCAACCGAATTTATCATGGACAGTGGCCATGGTGAAGGTTTTTGTATTGGAAACATACTGAAGTATGCACAACGGTATGGGAAAAAGAATGGCAAGGATAGAAATGACTTGCTAAAAGTAATTCATTATGGTATAATGGCACTTCACAACCACAATATGGAGAATGAAAAATAATGTCAAAAGGTCTTGTAAGCGAAACTGACCGCTTGATTATCCTCATGGAAGAGATAGCTTACGCAGAATCACAACTTCAACCAGAGGATACAGGTCACATTCATACATCAATTGCATGGATGAAATCAAGAGTTGAAACAATTAAAACTAAACTGGAGAAGAAATAATATGAAACTTAGTAATGATACGAGGGAAGTGTTGAAGAACTATTCAACTATCAACGCAAACCTTCTTGTGACACCAGGCAATAAGATTGCAACAATGTCTCAAATGAAAAACATTGTGTCCACTGCAACTGTGCCTGATACATTTGATACTGACTTTGCAATTTATGACTTGAATGAATTCTTGTCTGCATTGTCTCTTTTTAATGACCCAGAACTTACATTTAACGAACAAAGTGTTAGAATTGCACAGGGTAGTCAAGACTTGACCTACTTCTATTCTGACCCATCTGTTGTGACAACACCTAAGACGGAAATTAGTATGCCATCAGTTGATGCGTCTTTTACTCTTACTAAAGACACATTTAATCAAGTAATGAAAGCAGCTGCGGTTCTAAATGCACCAGATATGGTTCTTGATATTGGTGGTGATAGTATTATGGACTTGCGTGTTAGTGACCGTAAGAATGATACTTCAAACAGTTTCAGTATTGAGGTCGGTGCAGAAAGCCCAGCGAAAGGCAAGAAGTTCTATTTCAAGGTAGAAAATCTAAAACTCTTATCTGGTGACTATGAAGTTGAAGTATCTGAAAAGGGTATTTCTCGCTTTAAGAATGTCAATAAGGACGTAGAATATTACATTGCATTAGAGACTGCTTAATATGAATGAAATATTATGGGTAGAGAAGTATCGCCCTGTCACAGTAGATGACTGCATACTTCCAAGTGAACTTAAGCAGACCTTTCAACAGTTTGTAGATAACGAAGAGATACCTAATTTGTTACTTACTGGCACGGCTGGTGTTGGTAAAACTACCATTGCAAAAGCAATGTTAGAACAGATTGGGTGTACCTATATGATGATAAATGGTTCAGAAGAATCTGGTATCGACACACTACGAACTAAAATTAAAAACTTTGCGAGTACTGTCTCTATGGATGGTAAACGCAAGTACGTTATTCTGGATGAGGCAGATTATCTAAATCCACAATCCACACAACCAGCATTGCGTGGTTTCATTGAGGAGTTTAGTAGAAACTGTGGTTTCATTCTGACTTGTAACTTCAGAAATCGTATTATTGAACCGCTTCACAGTCGTTGTTCCACGGTGGAGTTTCGTATTCCAAACGAACAGAAACCTAAGCTTGCAATGAACTTTATGAAACGTGTTCAAGATATTTTGGAGAAAGAAAATGTTTCATACAATGAAAAAGTGGTGGCAGACGTTATCGGAAAGTTTTTTCCAGATTGGAGAAGATGTCTCAACGAACTACAAAGATACTCTGCGACAGGTTCTATTGATGCTGGAATCCTCGTCAATCTATCAGACACTTCAATCAAAGAGCTTGTATCATTTATCAAGGATAAAGATTTCAAGAGCTGTAGAGAGTGGGTTGTTCATAATCTGGACAATGACCCTCATAGGATTTATCGTAGGATTTATGATAGTTTATCTGGTAATGTACCAGATAGCGCTGTTCCTCACTGTGTTCTCATACTTGGGGATTATTCTTATAAGTCTGCCTTTGTCGCTGACCAAGAAATTAATCTCTTGGCTTGTCTCACAGAGATGATGACATCGGTGCAGTTCAAATGAGTTATGAACTGAAGGAATATATCAAGACTATCAATAAGACAAAAGAAAACCTCATGGAAGGTGAAGATGAAATGTGGGAGAAAAAGTATCCTGCTTTTATCATTAATAAGTGTCTTGCACCTACAGGTATGCAAGAGTGTCTAATCGTAAATGAAATGAATTGTCTGCACCACCTAGACAACAAACTTCAATATGACTTTTTACTAAATAGTCTAAGGAGTATGAATAGATATGCTCCTTGGATGAAGGCGAAGAAGTCTAAAAACTTAGAGTATGTAAAAGAATATTTCGGTTACAGTAATGAGAAAGCGAAAGCCGCTCTAGATATATTAGATGATGAACAAATCGCCATGATAAAAAGAAGATTGAATAAAGGTGGACAAAAATGAATGACACATCGTGGAGTCCAGAGCAGATGTTAGAGGTGGTTCTAAAAGAACCAGATGACTTTCTCAAGGTTCGTGAAACCTTATCTCGTATTGGAGTTGCTTCTCGCAAAGATAAGACACTTTTCCAATCCTGTCATATTTTACACAAACAAGGTAAGTACTACATAGTACACTTCAAAGAATTATTTGCACTGGATGGCAAGGATACCAACTTGTCAGAAAATGATATAGCAAGACGAAATACAATTACTAATCTGTTATCAGATTGGGGATTGCTAGATGTTGTAGGAACAACATCTATTGAGGCAGCGCCTTTGTCTCAAATTAAAGTAATTAGTTTTAAGGATAAGGGTGATTGGAAACTTGAAACCAAATATAACATAGGTAAAAAGAAAGATGGAGAATAATTATGAAGCCTGGCGAATACATTATGACCGCTGCTCAGAAGCAGGCGGAAGGAGAGGTAGCAACCCATATTGCAAATATTAAAGTATACCAAACAATGCCTGCTGGTATCGGAGAACACTCTGATGTTACCGAAGCAGTTATTGAGGAATTGAATAAACTTGCTGCTGCTGATGATAGGTTGGAAATGATTAATAAGTACTTTAAGAATGACCAACCCACACTTTTCTCTTGACAATCATACACTAAGGTGATATAACTATATTATGCGATTTTATACAAATGTTACCCAATGGGGTAATCATATTCTTGTAAGAGAATACAAAAACGGTGAGCGTATTAATCACAAGGTTAAGTACTCACCGACTTTGTACGTTCCTGTCCAGAAAGAAACTGGATGGAAGACTCTTGACGGTAAGAACGTCATGCCCTATAAGCATGACACTATCAAGGGTGCAAAAGAATTCATACACCAATATCAAAATCAACCCCAGCTAGTCTATGGACTAGATAGGTTCGCATACACTTATCTATCAGACACATATCCAGACCGTATAGATTGGGATAGTGACAAGATACTTGTGGTTACAATCGACATTGAAACACAATGTGAAAACGGTTTTCCAGACCCAGAGAAAGCCGAAGAGGAGATGTTGTCAATCACAATCAAAAACCAATCGTCTAAAAAGATTGTCGTTTGGGGTATTGGTGATTATGATAACAAACGAGATGATGTTACTTACATCAACTGTTCTAATGAAAACGAGCTACTTGCATCATTCATGAACTTTTGGGTTAAACATTACCCAGATGCTGTTACTGGTTGGAACACAGAGTTCTTTGATATTCCTTTTCTAATCAATCGTGTGACCAAGGTTCTTGGTGAAGACCGAGCAAAAGAGTTTTCACCTTGGGGTAATGTGTCATCACGTTCTGTTTACAGTCACGGTAGGCCACAACAGGTCTATGATATTCAAGGTGTTGCAAATCTTGACTATCTGCAACTGTATCAAAAGTTTACATACACTCGACAAGAATCCTATCGACTTGACCATATTGCATCTGTAGAACTTGGTGCAAAGAAGAATGAAAACCCATACGACACGTTTCGTGATTGGTACACAAAAGACTATCAGTCTTTCATTGACTACAACATCGTTGACGTTGAACTGGTTGACCAACTAGAAGACAAGATGAAACTGTTGGAGTTGTTGTTCACAATGGCCTATGAAGCGAAGGTCAATTATGAAGATGTATTCGGACAGGTTAAGTATTGGGATGTTTTGATTCACAATTATCTAAAAAAGAAGAAACTTGTCATTCCACAGAAGTCACACTCTTCTAAGTCTGACAAGTATGAGGGTGCATATGTAAAAGACCCACAGGTTGGTCAACACAAATGGGTGATGTCGTTTGATTTGAACTCACTGTATCCACACTTGATTATGCAGTATAATATGTCACCAGAAACACTTATCACTGGTAATTATATGAAGTTGACAGTTGATAATATGTTACAAGAGGCTTCTCTAGACATTCCAGACAAATGCACTATCACCCCAAACGGTGCCTTGTATCGAACTGACAAGAAGGGTTTCCTTCCAGAGATGATGCAAGAAATCTACGATGACCGTACAGGTTTCAAGAAAAAGATGTTGAAGGCGAAACAGGATTATGAAGATACAAAAGACCCCAAGTATCTCAAGTATATCAGTCGTTACAACAACATTCAGATGGCTCGAAAGATATCACTCAACTCTGCTTATGGTGCGATTGGTAA